CAGCGGAAGACCCTTTACAATATGCCGGAGGGACTCAAAGGAATCCCCGCCTACATGATCCCGCTCCGTGCGTACAACATCACCGGAATCAAAAACGTGAGGGCGTTCCTGACAAAAAACCAGTGCGTGGTCAGCGATGAAAAAATCAACGTTCAGGAGATTCCGCGCCTCAGGGACGTCGTGGAAGATCTCTATACCGCCAACAAAAAAGTGATCTTCACGATGGGAAAGGGCGGCGTCGGGAAGACCACCGTCGCGGCGGCCATTGCGCTGGGCCTGGCTGCGAAGGGGAAAAAGGTTCATCTGACGACGACGGATCCCGCGGCTCATCTCAAATTTGTGATCGATGAGAGCAGCGGTATCACCATGAGCCACATCGACGAACATGCCGAGCTTGCGAAATATCGGGAAGAGGTGCTTTCCAAGGCAAGGGAAACCATGTCCGAAGAAGACATTGCCTATATTGAGGAAGACCTTCGTTCCCCCTGCACGCAGGAAATCGCCGTGTTCCGCGCCTTCGCCGAGATCGTCGACAAGGCGGAGGAGCAAATCGTCGTGATCGACACCGCGCCCACGGGGCATACGCTGCTGCTGCTTGAGTCAACCCAAAGCTACAACCACGAGATCAAACGCTCGCAGGGCGATATCCCGGAATCGGCGAAAAAGCTGCTGCCGCGCCTGCGCAATCCCGCGGAGACCGAAGTCATCATCGTCACGCTTGCCGAGGCCACTCCGGTCTATGAGGCGCTGCGCCTCGAAGAGGATCTGAAACGGGCCGGGATCGCGACAAAGTGGTGGGTGATCAATGCTTCGCTCTACCGCACCGGCACGACCAACCGGATGCTTTCCGCCAAGGCGGGCAGCGAGATCGAGTGGATCAATCGGGTGGCCGCCCATTCCGACGGAAACTTTGCGCTGATTCCGTGGAGCGCGGATGAGATCAAGGGCGAAAAATTAAAGAACTTATTGAAATAACCAAAAATGCGGATGCTTTTCCGACGGACCGGATATTCGGATAAATCCGCGTGTGCCCGCATGAGCATCGGCCGGCGGCGGATTGATTGTTCGGGAAAACCGGATAAGTGATGATTGTTATCCGCCTGCCGGAGCCGGTTTTATATGAGATATAGTATATTTATGATCCTGCGAGCTTTCGGCACCAAAAGGCTGCGAGTTTAAATCCCGCCGCTCCGACCATAACTGGTACGGTAATAGATACAATTTGTGTCTGTTACCGCACCTCTTTTTATGCCCCAAACAGCGTGTTTTCAGTGCTTTAGACCCTTTTGGGCGGTGCTGGATATGTCGTGGGAAGTCTCAGACGCCCCATGTGCTCGAGATGCTCACCCCATTGCCGTTTATTTGTACCCCACCCCCACAGATGCAAAAACGCCCGGAATCAGTCTGCTCATGACCGATTCCGGGCGTTTTTATGTGCTTACAGCCGTTCTTCTATGGTCGTTCCGCTCTTGAAGCTAAAAGCAATGCGCTCGTCCGCATACACCGTTATATGGTCGATGACCGCATTCCAAACGGATTCACTGAACTCTAACGGCAGTGTTTGCAGCTCCATTATCTCAAACATGAACCCTCCTATGAGTTCGCTTTGGGCGTTTCGCTCTTCGGTTTGCCGCTGCAGGACGTCGTATCTTGCTTTCAGTCCATCGAACCGTACCACATAGCTTTCGTAGCGTGAGAGATAGTCACTCTGGTCCAACGTGGTCGATGCGTTTTCTTCCACGCATTTCCGAATCAGCTCGGAAACAATGTCCATCTCACGGAGGAGTTCATCGCACTCCGCTATGGTCTCCGTGCAGTCGGTCAGTGTGGACTGTGCCAAACGGCAGTCCTCAAGAAGGGCGCTGCGGTCAGACATCAGTTTGCCGAATGCCATGAGGAACAACGCTTTTATCTCGTCCTCGTACAGATGGGGCGTTCCGCAGGGATGCTCATGCTTGTACTTTGCGGTGCATTGCCAGATAACACGCCTGTACTTGTCCGTGGAGTGCCAGACCTTCGGCGTAAAGCATTCTCCACAGTCTCCGCAGATAATTTTGCCCGAAAAAGGACTGACGCAGCTGTGGCGTTTGCCGCTTGCCTTGCGTCTTGTCATCTCGGCTTGCACTTTATTGAATTCATCCGGCAGAATAATTGCCGGGTGGCTGTTTTCCACATAATATTGTGGGACTTCGCCCTCGTTGACTTTCATCTTTTTTGTAAGGAAGTCTACGGTGTACTTCTTCTGCAGAAGTGCGGCGCCCTTGTACTTTTCGTTGGTGAGGATGCTCTTCACGGTTGTTCCCTGCCAGTTGGACTTCCCTGCGGGGGTGGGGATGCCGGAAACGGTCAGATGGCGCGCTATGGCACCGGGCGTTTTGCCGCCCATGAACATCCTGTATATCTCACGCACGGTTTTCGCTTCATTCTCTACGATCTACGGCAGACCATCGGGGCCTTTCTCATAGCCGAGGAATTGTTTGTATGCAATGCTGACCTTGCCATCGGCAAACCGCTTCCGCTGTCCCCAAGTGACATTCTCTGAGATGGAGCGGGACTCCTCCTGGGCGAGGGAGGACATGATGGTGAGCAGCAGTTCACCCTTGCCGTCAAATGTGAATATCTGCTCTTTTTCAAAATAGCATTCGCACCCGGCCTCTTTCAGCTTGCGGATGGTGGATAGACTGTCCACCGTGTTTCTGGCGAAGCGGCTGACGGATTTCGTGATGATGAGGTCGATATCACCGTGCAAAGCGGCCTGTACCATTTCGTTGAAGCCCGTTCTGTGGCGGGTGTCCAGTGCGGAGATGCCCTCGTCCGTATATACGCCGACGAATTTCCACTCTGGCTTGCTCTGGATGTATTTTGTGTAATAATCCACCTGTGCCTCGTAGCTGGTCTGCTGTTCCTCACTGTCGGTAGAAACACGGGCATATCCCGCAACACGCCGCCTGGCGGTGGCGGTGATGGGTGACCGGGTGCGTCTGTCCACCGTTGCGGGAATGACCGTGATGTTTTTCGCTATACTCATCTGTTTGCATTCCTTTCCGCTGCTTTCCTACTCGCCGCCTCCCGCATTTCCTGCGTCCAGCTCTCACTGCGTGAACGGTTTTGCCATCGTTTAACGCTTTCGTGTCCGTCTTGAAACACGAATACCAAGATGTTATCCGCAAGCACTCTGACAGCCGTTATTTCATTGCAGAACAGCTTCTCGTCAAGCCCGACCGTTCCCATTGCCTCTATCGCTGCGATATAGAGCTTGACCTCAGGTATCTGCTTGGATGGGCAGTACGCTTTGCCGAGCGTGTTATAGGTGGCACATATCCACACAGGACCGGTAGCCGTGACCTTTCTGCGATAATGCTTTCCGCAGATACCGCAGGTCAGCATTCCCGTAAACGGATATGCTTGTGGCACTGTTCCGGGATGCGTATGCTTTTCTGCCCGACGATCCATCTCGGCTTGAACGGCGTCAAAGGTGTCTTTGTCGATGATGGCTTCGTGGCTGTCTTCTACTTGGTACATGGGCAGCTCGCCGCTATTCACAAGCGTCCGTTTGGTCAGATGGTTTTCACGGAAGGTCTTTTGCAGCAGAAGTCCACCCGTATAGGCCTCATTGCGGAGGATACGCGATACCCCACTTTTGCACCATATTCCGTTTTTGCGTGTCGGTATCCCGGAAGCGTTCAGCTCCTTTGCAATGGCTTCAATGCCCATGCCGCCGAGATAGTCTGAAAAAATGCGCCTAACGACCTCCGCTTCCTCCGGCACGACGGTCAGAACACCGTCTTTGTGGCGGTAACCGAGCATCGTGCAGTTCCAGGGCTTTCCCGCTTCAAAGTTGCGTTTGACCCGCCACTTCTGATTCTCGCTTGCGGACAGGCTCTCCTCCTGGGCGTATGACGCCATGATGGTCAGCATCAGTTCGCCGTCCGCGCTCATGGTGTGGATGTTCTGTTCTTCAAAAAACACGTCCACACCTATGCGCTTCAGCTCACGCACCGTTTTGAGCAGCGTGACCGTGTTTCGGGCAAAGCGGGAAATGGACTTTGTTAGGACAAGGTCTATCTTGCCGGCCCTGCAATCCGCAAGCATCCGTTGGAATCCACTGCGGTCTTCCTTCGTCCCCGTCAGCGCCTCGTCCGAATATACGCCGACATAGAGCCACCCCTCATTCTTTTGGATGAGGTCGCTGTAATAACTGACTTGTGCCGAAAGCGAGTGGAGCATGGCGTCTTTGCCTGAGGACACACGGGCATAAGCGGCAACACGGGTCAACGGGATGGTGGGTTTTGCCGGAAATATGACCTGACGTACCTCTCTTGGCTTTTCCATTTTCGTACCTCCTTTGTATTGAATTACACACCATATATCACTCTTTCGGCGGGATATATCCAGTCATTTCAGAAGAAAATGCTGCACGAAGATATGCCGTATTTCTCCGCAAGCGCCGTGTGACATTTTTCGTATTCATCCTCGGAGATGGTTGCACGTTTCACGCACTCATACAGGATGGCAAGGGCAATTCTGTACCGGGTAACGGCCTCATCCATTTTCTTTTCGCCTCGCTTCCGTATAACAGGCACGGCAGCAATACTTGCGATGCGCGTTCCCGTAGCTGTCGAATGGCTTTCCGCAGTGCTGACAGGTCAGATGGTAGAACGCCCGCTTGTCTACCTCGCATTGATGGCTGTTCCACCATGCCATGCGGCACTTGTCCGAGCAGAATCGTTTGGTGTGTCTCTGCGGTCGTTTAACGGCTCTGCCGCATTGTGGGCAGATAAACACATCATCCGTCTGCGGATGCCGGTGGATGTGCGATTTAACGGTGTTTATCGGCATACCGAGCGCAGACGCAATGGCTGTGCTGCCGTAGCCTTCCGTCCGCATGGCGTCGATGGCTTCTTTGGTTTGTTGTCTCATGGCGGTTTCCTTTCTGCCAACCGGCCTATCAGTTGGTTTCCTTTTTTCGAGTGAAGTAACATTTCGTTACGCCCCTCCCATTGGCAAATGTGGGAAGGGTGTCCGTCTTGGACACTCCCCTCTGCCAACCGGGGGGCGGTCTGTATCTCTACCACTATTTGAAAAGAAGACCGGCACGGGGTTAAACGTGAATCGTTGCGGATTTCGCAGGGGGGGATACCCACGCAAGCCCCGCGCCACGGTCATTTCAAGCGTTTCAGTGGGGTGGTTTCGCCGCACAGTTGCGGTTTTGCCAAATTATTCGTGGACTTTCAGTACCTTTACGGCCTCCGGGCGGATGAGTCTGCCGTCAAGCAGCTCGTGCGCCGCGATGCCGACCATACCGCTCATGGCATACAGCTCACGCAGCACCTTGACGGACAGCGGCACGTTCTCGGCGATCCAGTAGTAGCGGAACGCGCCGAACGCCACGGCTTTCGCGCCGGAGGCAATAGACGGCATATGATCAGACACTACCACGGGTCTGCCGTTGAGCTTGTCCGGCTCTCCGCGCCATAGGTAATTGCCGGAGCTATCCTTCAGGGAGCGGAGGTTGAGCAGCGTCTCGTCGTTCATGACCCACACAGCGTCGCTGCGGTATTCCGGCTTCAGAGAAAAGAACAGGGCGTTGACCTCATCAAAGGTGACGGCGCTCCCGGCTGTGGTGACACCCACCTCCGCGCCGTTGGTATCTCCCAGGATGCCCCAGGGCGCGTCTACGCCGTTTCCGTTCAGAAACGCGTCCTCCTCGGCTCTCCCGAAGCGGCGGGCGAAGCCGGAGACGATGTAACCCTCAAGGTCGAAGGCGTTATCCGAAATGAAGTCCTTCTTCAGCTTCGTCAGCCCTGCCAGCTTTTTTACCGTAAACGGGAGCAGCCCGAGATCGTCGTCGCTCTCCGGGAACGCCACGCCCTCTCCGACCCAGTCCGCAGTAGCTTCGGCTGTGACCGCCATGACGTTGGATGTGTCGGTGGAGATGTGGACGGTGGTGGCGAGTCTGCGGAAAAAATTATCCTTGCAAAGCGCCTCGGCAAACTTGTCCGCGGTCTTTCCGGGCAGCGCGAATCCGCCGCTGTTGTCTCTGCCCTCGTTCATGGACGCCTCGTCGAAAGCGGCGCCTCTCAGCGTGTTCCAGAATGCTCGATTGTAATTATCTGTTGTGTACATAGTTTTTTCCTCCTGTTTTAATTGTTCGTCCAGCCGCGCTTGGCGCAGAAGTCCATTGCTTGGCTGTAGGACGAGAAATGGATGTCGTGGCAATTACGCAGGACACACCAGTGCGGTGTGTCCGAAGTCTTGTTCAGCAGCACTGCCACGGGCGACCCGTTCTGTGAACTGAAGATGTGGATGCAGTCGTAAGCATCAGTGTCATAGTCTCTTAGGTCCAGTCTCGGTGTTTTCATGGTGATTTTCCTCCTCGTGTTTTTTGCGCCCGTTCCCATGTTTCGTTCCTTGCCCCTTTTTCTCTATACGCGTGTATATGCATATAACACGTGCCTTTTTTCGCCTTTCTCTGCTGTTTAGAAGTCAATATACAAAATGATGGGAACAAAGGAACGGATAGTGGCAAAAAGCTTGGTATGACTGCGATTGAAGAGCGTTCCCTGCCCGTTCCCATGTAATTGATAGGAGCGGTAGGAACGTTCCTTGCGCTCCTATTGTGTTCCCAAGTAACAGGCAGGGAGCGGTGAAATGCTGCCGTTACTTGGCCATCGTCCGCACTGCGGATGCATGGGAGAGCCAACCCTTCAGCTCGGATACCGGGACGAGTATCCTTGTCCCCACCCGGATGATTGGGAAGCCAGGCCGCTTTGTTAGCTCATATGCCTTGGGCAGACTGATGCCCATCGTCTCGGACAGCTCCTGAACGCTTATAACCATCTTTTCCATGTGTGTTCACCTCCCTTCGGTTCGCCATTGATCCAATTGTCACGGTTAATGTTGCAAGGTTTTTACCACGTTAAAAATATTTCTTTCTCCTTGCTTTTCGTACAATGTCCTCATTATCCATAGAATCAGATGAAATGTCCCGGGTTAAAAAAGCCCGGTTTTCACGGCTCGCTCAGCACTCACTTTCGATGATACAAGGCAAACATCTCAGGTAAGAGGGATGATTGCGAAAGAAGTTGCTGAATTTATCGGTAATTTTACTTAATGCTGTCTGGTTTTACCTCATGTAAGGATTGTAGAAGTTAACCCGGACAGGTTTTGTCCGCATTAAAATATTTTTCTTTTTCCGTGATGGAGACAATATCAAAGAGTTTGTAATAGTTTGAGTCCGTTGCCCGGAATTCCTGCGTAATAAAATCGGGCCAAAAAAGCCCATATAACAAAAAATCTCCCGGAGCATTTGCCCCAAGAGATGAATTGTTTTTTCTATTGTTGATAGGATCGAAGCCCCATTATCCGCACTCTATGCCACCATGCACTCCGTGCGCCTTACTCGTCTGATGGGAAACGCTGCCTGACTTACATCCCGGTGTTCTTGTAATCCGTTTCTTTCTCCCTTCTGCGGCATCGGCGTTGAAAAGATTCATGTGTGAAGTAAATCGCATATATTTGCGAATGTTTCTTGTTAATTGGAATTTGGCATGATATAATAGAACATAAATGTGTAATTGGAGGCGCACTATGGCAATCTCGTATAATAGAATGTGGAAACTGCTGGTCGATAAAAAGATGAGCAAAGCCGACCTCCGCAAAGCTGCCGATATTGCGCCAAACACCATGACCAAGTTGCGCCGGGATGAAGCCGTTAACCTTGCCATCCTCGGAAGAATATGCAAGGTGTTGGACTGCGATTTCGGCGACCTCATGAGCTATGTGCCCGATGCAGAAGGGGGCGAAGAAAAATGACGCCTGAAGAAAAAGCACGCATCGTAATTGACGAAAAGCTCCGACAGTCCGGCTGGGCGATTCAAGACCTAAAAAAGATCAATCTGTCCGCAGCTCTTGGCGTTGCCGTGCGTGAGTTCCCCACCAGCACAGGCGAGGTCGATTATGCACTGTTTGTTGATGGTGTGCCTGTCGGCGTCGTTGAAGCAAAACGGCAGGAAAAGGGCGAGGACATCACATCTGTTGAAGGTCAATCTGCCCGTTATGCCGAGAGCACTTTCAAATGGATCAAGGGTGATTACAGTATCCGCTTTGCCTATGAAGCGACGGACAAGCTCATCCGTTTCACGGACTATAACGATGTGAATTACCGCTCCAGAACGGTATTTTCTTTCTTGCGCCCTGAAACACTAAAGGCGCTTCTCTCGCAGCCGGATACTGTCCGCAACAACATGAAGCATTTCCCCGCGCTTGATGCGACAGGCTTCCGCAAATGCCAGATAACAGCCATCAACAATCTGGATGAATCTTTTGCCGAGAATCGCCCCAAGGCTCTGGTGCAGATGGCGACAGGAGCCGGTAAAACCTTCACGGCCATCACTGCTGCGTACCGACTGCTGAAATATGGCAAAATGAACCGCATTCTCTTTCTTGTGGACACCAGAGGACTGGGCGAACAGGCGGAGCGTGAATTTCTTGCCTATACCCCCAATGATGACCCGCGCTCTTTTTCACAGCTCTACGGTGTTCGCAGGCTGAAAACATCTTATATTCCCAACGATATTCAGATCTGTATTTGCACCATTCAGCGAATGTATTCCATTCTCAAAGGCGACGAGCTGGATGAAGGCGCAGAGGAAACGCCGTTTGCGGAATTTGTAACAGCGGACAGCAAAGCGCCAAAAGAGGTTGTCTACAACGAGAAATATCCTCCCGAATTCTTTGACTGCATCATCGTGGACGAGTGCCACCGCTCCATTTACAACGTGTGGAGTCAGGTGCTCAGTTACTTTGACGCTTTTATCGTTGGCTTGACCGCCACGCCGGACAATCGCACCTTTGCGTTTTTTAACGAGAACATCGTCAGCGAATATCCACGTGAGCAGGCTATCGTTGACGGCGTGAACGTGGGCGAGGACATTTTCCTCATTGAAACGCAGGTGGGCAAGGCCGGCGCTCATGTAATGAAGCAGGTCATCGAATACCGTGACCGCTTGTCCCGTGAGAAACGCTGGCACCAGATGGATGAGGACATGGACTATGTGCCGACGCAGCTCGACCGGGATATCGTCAACCCCAGCCAAATCCGCACGGTCATCCGCACCTTTAAGGAAAACCTCTTTACCACGCTGTTTCCACACCGTAAGGAAGTACCCAAAACGCTTATTTTTGCCAAGACGGACAGCCACGCCGACGACATCATTCAAATCGTCCGGGAGGAGTTCGGCCAGGGCAACGAGTTCTGCCGTAAGATCACATATTCTGCGGACAACCCGGAATCTGTTCTGAGTTCCTTCCGCAACGACTATAACCCGCGCATTGCCGTCACTGTGGATATGATCGCCACCGGCACTGATGTAAAGCCCATCGAGTGCCTGATCTTCATGCGCGATGTTCGCAGCAAAAACTATTTTGAGCAGATGAAGGGTCGCGGCACCCGTGTGCTCAGCAAGGACGACCTACAAAAGGTCACGCCCTCCGCCACCGAGAATAAAGACCATTTTGTCATTGTGGACGCAGTCGGCGTCACCAAATCCAAAAAATCCGACACTCGGCCGCTGGAGCGCAAGCCTACGGTCAGCCTGAAAGAACTGATGATGAATGTGGCGCTTGGCGCCAAGGACGAGGACACCCTGACCTCACTGGCAAACCGTATCATTCGCCTCAACAGCCAGATGACCCCCACAGAGCGCAAGCAGTTTGAGCGGACTGTGGGCAATGCCGCCGGAGCGGTTGCGGAAGATCTGCTGAACGCCTTTGATGAGGACGTGGTTCGTGACAAAGCCCGCACCGATACAGGCGCAGCAACGCCGGACGAGCAGCAGATACAGCAGGCACAAAAGGAACTGCTTGTGGCGGCAGTCGCGCCGTTCCATAGTCCTGACGCGCGGGAATACATCGAAAATGTGCGCCGTAGCCATGACCAGCTCATCGACAACGTGAACATGGACTCCGTCCTTTTTGCCGGGTTTGACGCCCAGCAGGAGGAAAACGCCGACCGGGTGATCTCGGTTTTCCGGCAGTTTATCGAAGAGCACAAGGACGAAATTCTTGCTCTGCGCATCATTTATGACCAGAAATACAAAGACCGCCCTATGGCGATTGAGCAGCTCAAGGCGCTGTATGAAAAGCTGAAAGCACAGGGTGTGACTGTGGAACGCCTGTGGGATTGCTATGCCATCAAGCAGCCGGACAAGGTCAAGCGCGGCACGCTGGCACAGCTCACCGACCTCATCTCCATCATCCGCTTTGAGATGGGCTATTCGGATAACCTTGCGCCCTTCGCGGACAAGGTGAACTATAACTTTATGCAGTGGACGCTCCGCCGCAACGCAGGCGCGGTACATTTCACCGATGCACAAATGGACTGGCTGCGGCTCATTAAAGATCATATTGCCACATCCCTCAGCATCCTGCCGGAGGATTTGGACTTGACGCCCTTTGACCGCAAGGGCGGTCTGTTGGGCTTTTATGAGGCGTTCGGGGATGGGTATGAAAGCGTCCTGCAGGAAATGAATATGGAATTGGTGGCGTAAGGAGGCTTTATGGCTATATACAGAAATCTGGTGAAAAAAGTCTCTATACCAGCAGACAAAAAAACGAAGCAAAAACAATATGAGACATCGGGTAAACTGGCAATTGTTGACCAGGGTAAAGATCTGATAGGTGGCTATTCAGACAATGAAGGAATGCGTCTTCAGTGCAATCTGCCTGTTGTTGTCTTTGGTGACCATACCTGTGCTGTAAAATATGTAAGTTTCCCTTTTGGAGCAGGCGCGGATGGAATTAAGGTATTAGAACCGCAAGACACTATTTTACCAAAGTATTTGTTTTTCGGTACACAGTACTTAACACTTAGATTCCCAGATAAAGGTTATGCGCGGCACTATCAGCACGTTGAAAAAATGGATTTACCTGTGCCTCCGCTTACCGAGCAGGAGCGCATTGTTGCCCGCATCGAGGAATTGTTTTCCGAACTGGACAAGGCCGTGGAAACGCTGCAAACCACAAAACAACAGCTTGCGGTGTACCGCCAGGCGGTGCTGAAAGAGGCGTTTGAGGGAAAGCTGACCTCGTTATGGAGAGAATCACATTTCGACGAATCACCGCAAAACGACTTTGAGTGCATAAAACGTTCGGATGAGGTATTCAAAGACACATCTGGTGATGAAAACGAAATACATTTGGAACTGCCTGCTTCATGGAAAAGGATTCGCATGGGAGATGTATTTGAAGTTCAAGTCGGCGCAACACCGAGTAGAAGGAGTCCCGAATACTGGAATGGCAATATCAGCTGGGTTAGTAGTGGCGAAGTCCACTTTAATTCCATATCCAACACAAAAGAACAAATAACAGAGGATGGATTGGCTCATACGTCTACCAATGTACACCCTGTCGGAACGGTAATGCTTGCCATGATTGGTGAGGGAAAGACTAGAGGGCAAGCTGCAATTCTAAATATTGAAGCGGCACATAATCAAAATACCGCTGCAATTTTAATATCCCAAACACCATGCTCCTCAAAATATATTTATTATTTCTTACAAATGAACTATGATAATACACGCAGGGTGGGCTCCGGAAATAATCAAAAAGCGCTTAATAAAGAACGTGTTCGAGCCTTGCGTTTTCCATTCACATCGTTTGCAGAGCAAAAAATGATTGTTGCAGAGCTTGAATCCCGCCTATCCGTCTGCGACAGTATTGAGCAGACCGTGGACACCGCTTTGGTGCAGGCCGACGCCATGCGGCAGAGCATCTTGAAGCAGGCATTTGAAGGGCGGTTGGTGTGATGGCGTGTGTGTCTCTTGTGGCATCAATCGCAACTTTATTACTTTTTTTGCTTTTATTTTGTCGGCCGGATTATCACTGTGTTTGCCGTAAAAAATATATGGAAAGACAAGGTGGTATTAAACGAAACCTCCTATTCACAATATGATATCGCTGATGAAGTATGTTCTCCTGATGGGTATGACAGCCCGATATATGGACTTTTAGTGTCTAAAGAAGGCATCAGAAATCTAAAAGTTTTCAGCGTGGACGATGATGAAAATGGACTACCTTGTAAAAAAGGAAAGCTCTTCTATTCAAGGAGTTTCCTCAACTTGGAGCAGGCAATAGCCATCAAAGTTATGACCGGTGACTTGTTCCCGACATTGTTTATTGAATATGACAGTATAGACTACACTCACATATGTATCGAGTGGCGGGATAATTTAAATAACGGAGTTTTTTCGGAGATGGTAGTGCCCAAACATACGCTTAAGAGTATTTTCTATTATTTATGCAAGTAACAATATGTCACAGAAGAAGGAGCAATCCAAATGACTCAACAAACCTCCGCTATCGTCTCCAAGGTCTGGGGTATGTGCAACCCGCTCCGGGACGACGGCGTTTCCTACGGCGACTATCTGGAACAGCTCACCTATCTCATTTTTCTGAAAATGTCTGATGAATACTCCAAACCGCCCTATAAGCGGGAAACCGGTATCCCGTCCGGGTACACTTGGGCGGATATGAACACGCTCAAAGGTGCGGAGCTGGAGGAACAGTACAAAGCTACGCTGGAAAAGCTGGGCGAACAAGGCGGCATCCTCGGCAAGATTTTCAAGGGTGCTGTCAATAAAATAAGCTCCGCCGCCATCCTCTATCGCGTGGTGCAGATGATCGACGCCGAAAAATGGGTGGCCATGTCCACCGACGTCAAGGGTGAGATCTATGAGGGCCTGCTGCAAAAGAACGCAGAGGATATCAAGAGCGGCGCCGGGCAGTATTTCACGCCCCGTCCGCTGATCCGTGCTATGGTGGAATGTCTGCGCCCGGAGCCGATGAAAACCATCGCCGACCCATGCTGCGGCAGCGGAGGATTTTTCCTCGCCGCACAGTCGTTTGTTGCCGACGCCGCAAATTATACGCTCGACCGTGAGCAGAAGGAGTTTCTCAAGGGCTCGACCTTCTATGGCAATGAGATCGTCCCCGCTACCTTCAAAACCGCGCTGATGAATCTCTATCTGCACAATATCGGTGACATATACGGCACGGTTCCCATCACGCTGGGCGATGCGCTTTTGACCGATCCAGGCTACCGTGTGGATTATGTGCTGACCAACCCGCCCTTCGGCAAAAAATCCTCCCTCACCTTCACCAACGAGGAAGGCGAGCAGGAGGAAGAAGACCTTGTTTATAACAGAACCGATTTCTGGACGACCAGTTCCAACAAACAGCTCAATTTTGTGCAGCACATCAATACCATTCTAAAGGCTACCGGCAAAGCGGCAGTCGTTGTGCCGGATAATGTATTGTTTGAGGGCGGCGCGGGCGAGATCGTCCGCAAAAAGCTGCTGGAGACTACCGACATGCACACCATTCTGCGTCTGCCAACGGGCATTTTCTACAAGCCCGGCGTTAAGGCGAATGTGATCTTCTTTGATAAGCGCCCCGCCAGCGCCCAAACGCAGACCAAGGAAGTGTGGATCTATGATTTCCGCACCAATATCCACTTTACGCTCAAGCAGCACCCCATGACCGACGCCGACCTTGCGGAGTTCGTTGCCTGCTACAATCCCGCAAACCGCCACGAGCGCACGGAAACATGGTCTGAGGAAAACCCGGACGGACGCTTCCGCAGATTCGATGTGAAAGATATCCTAACCCGTGATAAAACGAGCCTGGACATCTTTTGGATCAAGGACAAGTCCCTCGCCGATTTGGACAGCCTGCCATCCCCGGATGAATTGGCAGCGGACATCATCGAAAACCTGCAAAGCGCCTTGGAGAGTTTTCAGGAGTTGCAAGCACAGTTAGACGGCAAAAACGCCTGACCGCTCCCTGCTCCGCTCCTATCTCCAAAATTCCTATACGCGCGTATACACACATGAACGTGCGCTATTTACTGTTTCTTCTATGTTTTGGCTCATAATAGGGCTTTTTGTAGGAGCAGTAGGAGCAGAACGCGATAACCCCTTGCGCCGTCTTAGGCGTGAGGTGCTCCCATCTCCGCTCCCACGAAGGTATAGGAGCGATAAGAGCGCTCCTATGTCGTTTCATCCGCTCCTTGCTTTAGGTTCGATTACTCTCAAAATTGAGATTGCGTCTCTCACGACGGGCAGAGAGATTATTAATGGAGGGAAGATATGGGTATAAGATACAGTGTAAATCAAATTCATGAAAGCGATGCATCGCAAATCCTTTCATTACACGAAAACTGGATACTTGATATGAAAGGCAAAGACATTAAACCCTCCAAGCTATCAAAAACGATTTCTGCATTTGCAAACAGTAATGGGGGTGAAATATACCTTGGTATCAGCCACAGCGAAGACAAGGACCACTATTATTGGGATGGATTTGCTTCAGAGGAGGATACTAACCCATTCATTACTATAATTGACGATATAATGCCGACATATGAGGACTACGCAATTGAAGGAGTAAAAACGGAACAAACATCATCGTTAGTTCTCCATATCACTATTCATAAAACGCAGACAATAATTTACGCATCGGATAAAAAAGCCTATCAGCGTCACGGAGTACAAAATCTGCCGTGTGATACGGACGAAAAACTTATTCGACTGAGAATGGATAAGGGGATTGCTTCCTACGAAGACGAACACACGCAGTGCGTATTTGACGAGATAAAGACCTCTAAGGTTTTATATTCATTTATCAAACAAGTGGTGCCACAGACAGTAAACTATGACTGGCTCCGTAGCCAACGAGTAATGAGCGACTCTGCAAAAATCACAGTGGCGGGTGTTCTCCTTTATGATGAATGCCCGCAAGCCATTCTTCCAAAACAATCAGCTATACGAATACTTCGATATCATACAGATGAGGCGGAGGGCTCTAGAGACACACTGGAAGATGGATTCCCAATTTCTATTGAAGGCGATGTGTACAGCCTTATACGAGATACCGTAGCCAAAGTGCGCGAAATAGTGGAAGGCAACAATGTGATTGGCAATTATGGATTGGAACCGAAGAAGTACCCTGAAGTTGCCCTTCATGAAATCATTACAAACGCTGTTTTACATCGCGATTACAGCTTAAAAAAGGACATCCAAGTACGCATTTTTACAAACCGAATTGAAATTGAAAGTCCGGGGAGGTTACCTGGACACATAACTGTAGACAACATTCTTAATGAGCAATTGGCACGAAACCCCAAAATTGTACGTCTGATTTCCAAGTTTCCTTCTCCACCAAACAAGGACGTGGGCGAAGGTTTGAACACTGCATTTAATGCAATGCTGCAGATGCATTTGCAAAAACCGGTTATTAAAGAAACGGATTATGGGGTTTTAGTCATTATTAAGCATGAACGTCTGGCTGATGCAGAATCGATGGTAATGAATTACCTTGAAACACACAGCACGATTAGCAATTCTATCGCAAGGGGAATCACCGGAATAACTGATGCCAATAAAATGAAAAAAGTATTCTATCGCTTGCACGATAGTGGAAGTATTCGAATTGTTGATGGGACAAAAGGGAGCGCTACGCTTTGGGAAAGCATTGATAATACGATACTAACAGTACCAACGCTTCCCCAAAACGAGCAGATGAAACTATTTTGATGTTTTGCCAAAAGGTATGCAAGGTATTGATTTACCTGTCCTTTGCCATAAAAGGCATAGCTTCCATTAAAGGGAAGCTATGCCTTTCTTTATGCGAAAAAGCGTGGTATTATGGACTTAAATTCAATCGTTCACAGAAAGATAAACAGGAATTTGATATGCGGATTCTTTTATATTTGACGAGGAGGG